CAGCTTAATTCCGTAGACCGGAATGTTGTCTTTGTTCAGCTGCTGAATTATGACGTCAGTGGTGTATTCATTCTGGTATCGTACTCTGTAATTCTCAAAGTCGAGCACCAGGTTCGACCACTTGTCGAACATCTTCTTGACATAATAGTCGTTCGTCAGCAGGAACGAAAAGGTGACGTCTTCGTTCATGAATCCATATGGAATCTTGATCGCCTGGCGATTGCTCTGATAATCCATTGTCAGGATCTGACGGCCAGGAAGCATGCACGATTCACAGAGGATTCCGATGTCGCGAGGATCATTGATGAGCGAACTGGCTCTGAAATTACCGGATAGCAGCGACACAGCAATGTTCTGCAGATCGATGTTCAGCAGACTTGCGGCTGGAGGCTGCATGTAGACAGCGAATCGATTCGGATGCGCAACTCCGCCATGCTTGACGATCGTACCCTTCAGGTCATTGATGCTTTTTCCTATGAGTGTAGCCATGGCTATTAAGTCTTTTGATAAGTTTTCTGCGAATCTCTCCAGACACGTGTCTTTTGAGCTCCTCTAAAGTGTTCAGTTGGCAAGAAGATCGATGTCTCCCAGTCTGGAGCGTGAACCTGAACGATTCGGCTCTTGATCTGATCAAAGAGGTAGTGCTTGATGCATGGCTTGAAGTAGCGATATCTCTGTGCATTCGCCAGAAGCTGATAACGAATCTTCATTCGCGTATTCTCGTTCAGCTTGTCATCCTCAGTGTTTGCCGTCTCCATCAACTTATCCAGGAAGATGGCACGTGCCTTCGGGTGAAGGTAGTGCAGATTTAGCCCCAGGAATCCACCCTCGGCAGGTTTCAGCATGATGATGAGCGGAAATCGATCGAAGTACGGCAGAGTATCTTTGTGAAGGGCATCATACACAAACATGTACATAAAACCCCATCTTGGCTCTTGTCTGACCTTGACGGCTGGATCGTTCAGTAACTTGCGGCGATTGATGCGACCGTTCAGTTCTTTGACGCGTTCAATGAACCATTCACGGGCCTGTCGCGACCTAGCCTCAAATCCTGCGGCTGAGGCTTCTTTTCTGAGTGTGTCAAATAGTGACGCCATGGTCACCTATTTATAGCAATTCTAGAGGATTTTGATTCCTAGCGATCTCAGAAAGTCTTCGTCCCAGACCTGAAAATTCCACCCACGATCGGTGGCGTATTCCTTTGCGGCTTCCCATTTACTGATGTTCTTTGCGTACGTCATCACCTCAGTAAGGTACTTCTTGGTCTTCTTTCCTGGATTCTTCGGTGCCTTCGTTTCCTTCTTTGGTTTGATCTCGACCAGAAATACCCGTCCATCCGTCAGTTCAAATTTGATATCAACGAAGTACCGGTGCATTTGGCCATCCGTCTTGCAGCGATAAGGTACAACGACCTCCTCGGAAGACCACGACTTGACTGAAGTCTGCTCATCGAGCCAGCGAAAGACCTGTCGTTCCCAGAGAGAACGGTACACGATGTTCGTGACGTCACCTCTGTATTTCGAATGGTTCTTTGGAGAGAATTTACCTCGGTAACTCAATATAAATACCATATTTATGCCACCGACCTCAAATATCGCCGACCCTGCTTGGGATTCAGTTCGTAGAAACGAATCCGGATACAAAGAAACAGTATTGATGGCGCCGTTTAGGGTAAGCGATCCTATTTGTGCATTCCCTGATGATGTCAGAGGAAAGAGTTTACCATTCGTGCTATTTCAAGCACAAGGCAAAACTCAGAGTCCGGCGATCGCACTCCCAATACCTCCAGGACTTGCTGTGGGCGACGGCATGTCCTATTCCGCCTATAATCTTGGAGTCATTGGAACCATCATGGCTGAGACGTTTACACAGATGGGAAAACAAAATAGCGTTGCTGGAGTGATCGGCGCTGGTATAGGAGGAATGGTGGGATCGATCATCGACAAAGGTAAACAGATGAATGCCGCGGCCGCGGTTTCAGTTCTAGCCAGAAGATCTGGGTTTGAACAGGTGGCTGATGTTCTAGACTTCACGAATCGTCAGGTCATTGCTCCTAACACCAATACGACCTTTCAGAACTCAAACATCAGAACTTATTCGTTCACCTTCAAGATGGTATCTCGCACGAAGACAGAGGCTCGGGCGATCAAGAAGATCGTCGAGGTATTTCGTGAGTACATGTACCCCGAGGGTAAGGATGTCATCCTAGAATATCCTCCGACCTGGAATATCAAATTCCATGACAAGGATGCCGAGGTCAATCCATATCTTCCTCAGATCTACAGCTCGTATCTGACGAACTTGTCGACGGCATTCAACTCCACTACGAACATCTATCACGAGGACGGAAGTCCGGTAGAAACTGACATCGCAGTTTCATTCCAGGAAACCAAGGCCCTGACACGTGGGGACATCAAGAAGCTGGAACAAACCAAAGCTTCAAAGGAATAACACATGGCCTTCTTTCGCCAATTTCCTAAGGTCGGCTATGACTTCCAACAGAACGGGGTCATCACCAACATCATCGACATCTTTCGCTCTGTCAAGGTCGACACCGTTTTCTTGGACGACATGTCGACGTACCAGTATTATCAGGTTCGTAACGGCGAGCGTCCTGATATCGTCTCAACTATTCTTTACGGATCGCCGGACTACTACTGGACATTCTTCGTCATCAATGAACACCTGAAGACCGGGCTGTCTGGATGGCCGATGAACAGCGATGAGTTCGAGGACTACATGGATCTGGAATACTCTGGAACTGTGATCGACACTGAGCCGAACGTCAAATACACTCCAGACGGCACGATCGCAGACTACGAGAATTCACTGGCCGGAAGATTCACGATCGGAGAGATCATCAATGGACAGACATCATTGGCCTCAGGTCTTCTGAAGGAAAAGAACATCGACATGAGCCAGTTGATACTCGGAGGAGTAAGCGGAAATTTCCGTGTCAATGAACGAATCGCCGGTGCCACAAGTGGAAGCACAGTCGTCACGAGTCGAGTGTACCT